AAGATGAAGCGCCCGGCCCCGCGCGCCCCCAAGATCGTCAACTTCATCGCCTACGTCGCGAGGGAGTGGGACGACGACGGGCTGGCGTACGCCCTGGCCGGGGCCCGGGATGCGCTCATCACCATGGGCGTGATCCACGACGATGCTCCCGCAGCGGGCCACGTGTTCAACTACGCGCAGCACGTGGACCGGAAACTCTCGGCCCCGCGGGGCGTCGAGATCCGCGTACGGCTGGCCCCGTGATGATGCTCAGCGCGCGCGAGGCCTCGGCCGTGCAGCAGGTGAACCACGTGCTGGCGCAATTGCCGGACCCGGTGCAGGGCTTGCGCGTGCTCGCGGCGGCGGCCTCGATGCTCGGGCTGGACGAGCTCGCGGCGACGATCGCGCGCACGGCGGCCCGCTACCGACAACTGCCGAAACGACTTCCCCAGGAGGGGCCCATGCCGGAGAAGAACAACGTGATTCTGGATCTGGACGTCGAGGGCGAGCGCGGCAAGTTCCCAGGCCATAGCGTGCGCATCGAGTACAAGGGCCTGAGCGATGCCGAGGCCGAGGCCTTGCGGGCGTATGGCGAGGAAGTGGCCGCGTACGTGCGCGATGGCGGCTCGCTGCGGGCGATCCAGGCCTCGCTCCTGGGCAAGGGGATGTCCCTGCTGGCCATGGCCAACGACATCGCCCCGGCCAAGGCCGAGCATCGGTTGCGGGTGAAGTTCCGCGTGCAGGGGGGCACCCGCCCCGTCGACGCCTCGGCGGAGGTGGGGTACTAGCGCAGCGCACATAGCATCCACCAGTAGGAGACGGGAATGAGACGGGAATGGTGTCTGATCGTGTCCCTGGTAGTCCTGCTCGGGGCGGCCGTGGCCGAGGCCGGGCAACCGTGCGTGAGCGTCACGCTGGACGGCACCCCGGTGCCGCTGACCGACCAAGACGTGCAGACCTTGCAGCGCGATGTGTGGAAGGCGGTGGCCGGCTCGCTGGGCGTGGTCGGCGGCATCAGCGGCACGGCCCTGCTGCTGGCCAAGGGGCACCCCTACGTGGGCGTGGCGACGGCGACGCTGACCATTGCCGGCGGCCTGGCCGCCTTCAAGAGCGTGGAGGTGAACATCCCCGTGGTCGAGGGCCCCTGCCCAGCGTTCGGCCCGCCGCCTGATCCGGTGCCGGTGCCGCAGCCGGACCCGATCTGTATTGGCAACGAGTGGGTCAACGGGTTTGCCGGGCTGCCGGCGGCGTGGTGGGCCTGCTGGCACGAGGCCTGCCCGTCGTTCGATGCGGGCGACGCGTGGAACGGGAGATTTGACAACCTGTTCTGCGCCGAGACGTTCTCGACCGGCCCGAGGCCGATCCTGTGAGCTGGCTGGCGGCCGTGATTGGTGGGTCGGTGGCCGTCGCGTGGGTGTTCCTGATCCTGCACCGGGCGCGCCGCCTCCACGATGCGCTCGACCCTCGGAAGGAAGCCGAACGCTTCAAGCGGGCCATGAAGCTGGCCCTGATCCTTGGGTGGCTGGCCCTGCCCTCCATCGGATGGGCCAGCGGCTACTACGGCACGATCTGCTGCGCCGGCCCGATCACCGATGACCCTGCGCTGTCGGTGGCGGTGCCCGGCCTCCCGCCGGGGGTGGCCGTCGCCCTCGGCGGGCTCGTGCTCGCGTGGTGGGCCCGCCGTCGACGGTGATGGGCTGGGTGCCGTTCCTGCTCCTGCTGTCCGGCGTCCTGGCCCTCGGGCTCTGGGCGCTCTGGATCAGCTATCAGGTGTACCGCCTCGAGGACCGGCTCGGCCGCCTCGAGGCGGGCGTCCCCCCGGAGTACCGGCCCTGGAGCCTACCCGCCCCCGCCCTGGATCGGCCAGCCGAACACCTTCCATCCGAGGAGAAACAGTAAGACCCAGAGGACGACGTAGCCGCCCAGGGGCCACCACGCCGTGCGCGGGGCCGCCGGGGCCGGCCAGACGGGCCAGAGGCCGAACACGAGCCAGAAGATCATCAGGAGCCAATACAAAAACCCCAGCGTCATGGTGTCCTCCTGTTCCTGCCGCGCGCCTATAATGCGCCATGAAGCCGCTCGCAGACTTTGCCTGTCTGGGGAGGAAATGCGCCACGCCGGAGGGGGCCACCGTGCACGAGCTCCCCATCGACGCCAAATTCTGCCCGGTGTGCGGCAGCAAGCGCGTGCAGCGCCTGTTCAACCGGATCGCCGTCCTCCGCGGGGCCCGGCCCGATCCCAACTGGAAACTGACGTCCAATTCCCACCTCGTGCGCTCCACGGCCCTGCTGCAGCCGGGCTTCGACGAGGCCGACAAGCGGAAGCCGCCCAAGGATTTACCCACGTATGCCTTCAGTGCCAGTCAAGTGGATGGGTTCTCCCAGGGGAAAGGCCGGCCGATGACGGAGATGGAACAGGCGTCCTTGGCGCGCACCGATCGCCGGGCAGGAGCGCCCTCGGCCCTGACCCTCGTGCGCAGCCTGCGGGGCAGGATTCCCACCGAGGTGGTGGCCCGGGATACGGGGACGTAATGCTGATCGTGGGCGCCTTCGCCATCCTGCTCTCGCTCGGGGCCCCGCTGACCAAGAGCGAAGTGGCCATGATCGACAAGCTGCGCATCGGCGACTTTTTCGAGCTCTCGGCCTCGGCCGGCGACGCGTGCAACGTCTGCAAATTCGTATACCGAAAGGTGTCGGAGACGGAAATCCAGCCGACGGGCGACGTGAAGTGCTCGGTCCATACCTGCACCGTCCCCTGGCCCCCGGAGAAATACAAGGAATGATGCGCTGCCCGCACTGCCAGAGCCGGCTGGTGCTCCCGCAACAGGGCGTCGCCCCGTGGATGGTCTGGAACCGCTGCGGCACCTGTGGGCACACCTGGGAGCAGGACAAGGGATGAGACTCCCGGAGGAGCGCCAGCGACGGCACGAATTCGTGATCGAGCTCGGTCGCCAGTGTTCGGTGTCCCGCTCGCAACGCAAGGCCTATCACCGCGAGCTGCGAAGCTGGTACACGCGGGGGACCATCACCGAGGACCGCGCGCGCTACAACAAGATCAAGGCGCATATCCGCCGGAGCACCTCGTATCTATTCCAGTCGGCCAGCGTGCGCTTCGGCCCCGTGGTGCCCATGCGGTACGGGGAGACGTTTGCCGAGGAGCTCGACACCGTGCGCGACGACTTCCATCGCCTCTGGCACGGGACCAAGGCCGGCCTCATTACCGCGATGGGGGTCCGGTGGGCGCACGTGTATCCGACGGTGGTGTTCAAGGTGGTGCCCTCGGCCGGCGAGCCTGTCTTGTGTCTGCTCCCCGACCCGGCCGACTTCGGGGTGCTCGAAGAGGACCGGCCGCTCGACCGACAAGAGGCCATGGTGCATTTCTTCTGGTTGACCATGCCCCAGGTGCGGCGCCTCGTCGCGGGGCACCCGCGCCAGAAGGAGTTGATGGCGCTGGCCCAGGGCGGGGCCGAGCTGGGCACGGGCGACGAGCCGCTGACCCCCGCGGTGGAACGAATCGCGCTCAACACGGCGAGCCCGACCATGGAAGGCGCGATCATGACGGCGCCCACCCTGGCGATCGAGGCCATGATCGAAACGCCCCGGATCTTGTGCGCCGAGGTGTGGGTGGTCGACGAGAGAATCAACGACTGGCGCGTGCTCACCTGTCTGGCCCCGGCCGGGCAAGTGGAAGAGGTGGTGTGGGACCGGCGCACCCCGGCCATGTCGGGCATGGACCCGTTTGTCACGTTGACGCTCGACGACACGCCCGACTATCAGTGGGGTCTTTCAGAGACGGATGACCTTGCCTCTCTTCAGGACTGGAGAGAGCACAAGATGGACCAGATCGACCGGATGCTCGACTTGCAGTTGGACCCGCCCATCGTGCTCGGCGGCTTCGGCGGGCTGAACGACGAGCGGGCCGCGCGTCTGAGAAAGCCGGGCGGCACGCTGTCCACCAGCATTCCGAACCCGACGGTCAACCGATTAGCCCCGACGATGCCGCCGGAAGCGTTCGGCGAGGTGAAGGAAATCGACAACATGTTCGCCGACCAGGGCGGTCTTTCCGCACTGCTGACAGGGGCGCCCGGGGAAACCGGACTGCGGGGCGGCGGCAATCAGGCCGGCGTGCTGGCCACCCTCGGCAGCTCGCGCCTCCTCGAGTCCGCGTCGCGCGTCGAGTATTGCGTGTCCGAGATCGCGACGCTCATGTGGCGCCTGCATCGGGAATTGTCCGACGACGCGCTCACCACCCCGACGGGGAAACGGTTTCTCCTCACGCAGATTCCGCGGGATACCGAAATTTTGGTGGCGGCGCATTCGGCCTCGCCCATCTACGCGGCCTCCATCAAGCAGGAAGCCGATCAGATGCTCAAGGCCGGCGCGATCGACTTGCCGACCTACGTGGAACTGAAAGATCCGCCGATGGCCGACGTGCTGCGCGCGAAGGCGCGCAAACTCGCCGAGGCCAAGGCCAAGCAAGCGGAGAAGCTGCTGGCGATTGCGGAGATGAAGGCGAGTCGTGGACGCGCCCGCTGAGGTGTTTTGTAAGTTGTGTGAGGAGCCCCACCCGGTGCGCGACGTCATCAACCAATTTCTGCTCGTGACCCGCTGTCCGAAAATCCCGGGGGCCGAGGTGGTGCACATTATCCCGCCGCGGGTGGTGCTTGATGCCTGAGGGCCTGTCGCCGAAAAAGGCGCGGCAGATGTTGCACGAGGACCAGGCGCGCGGGCGCCCGCTCACCGATCGGCAGCGCCGATTTTTTGGGGCGGTGGCCTCGCGCAGTGGCCGGCGCGTCTCTCGACGGGGGCGGCGCAGCAAGCGATGAGGGATCGGCTCGAGGCCGAGGGCCCGCCCCGGTGGTCGTATTGCACGCACTGCCACCACGCCGTCGGGGACAAGCAGATTCACTGTCCAAACTGCGGGCACCTTGCGCATGCTCCTGTAGAGAAATGCACGTGTCACGTGTGCACGAAACAGATGGATCTCTACCACTTGTAGTACAGTGACGCCCGGTGGCGGGCTGGCCCAGCCGCCGGGCGTGAGTCTTTCCCGTCTCGGCGTTCGGTGTGCGAGGCCCCCCCGCCACCCTTTCTCCCCTATAGACCCCACCGATAACTCGCTTGACCGCACCACAATAGAGAGCGTACCGTGCCCGCCGTACCCCAGGGATCGGGGACGCGCCCCGGGTGGCTCCCCAGGCTAGCAGCGACCGACCCCTGATTTGACCCGGGAGAAAGGAGCCCTCAAGCATGTTCACCGAGTTTCAACGTGACCGGCGCGGGCGGCGGCGGGGTCGGCGGTAAACCCCTCCGTGGCGGCTGCACGGGGCAGGGGTGTTCCCTCTGCGCGCTTGACGGCGCCCCCTGTCCCGCGCGGCCGTCGGACTGATGGCCCGACTGTCCAGACAAGATGACCGGCGCGCGAAGCCGCGCTCGCGGCTGCACTCTCGCGCCGCGCGAAAGAACGCCGTCAAGGCGCGTGCGGTCCGCCAGCTCCGCCGGAAACCCGCGCTCCGGGGCTCGCGGGTCAGGCTGGTGAAGATGTAATGCCGATGCCCCCGACGCCTCCCTTGCCATCCGGTGGAGCAGCGCCGCCGGGTGGCCTCCCGGCTGGGGCTGGTGGCGCTCCCCCCGGTGGGGACCCCCAGCCGGGAGCGATGACGGCGCCGGCCATGCCCAACGCCCCCCAGCTCGGCGGCAAAGAACTGCGCGGCCGCACCGTGGCCGGCCTTGCTCTGGAGCTGCTGCGCATGTCGATGCCCATGTTGGGCAACAGCGAGGACGGCCAGGCCGTGGCCGAGGTGGTGGCGAAGCTGGGACGGAAATTCGCCAAACCCCCGCAAGACCTCGCCCAGAGCGAACTGAAGTTCATGCAGTCGCAACTGAACCCGATGCCCCGGCCCCAGGCCATGGACATGGGCCCGCAGGCCCAGGGGGCCCTGGCCGCCCAAGGGGTGGGCGGCGGGGGGATGACCACGCCCCCCGCGCCCGCCGCGGCCGGCGGCGCGCCCGCATAGGAGGCCTCAATGGCAGGATTGGTTCGACCGCGTAGCTACCCCATCCGAGACCCAAAAGATAACGCTCAGAATCAGGGGCAGATCTACAACCCCCGGCGGTTCCCCGACCACGGCGGGCTGACCGGCCAGTCGAAGTGGCCGGGCGACAACCCGTTCTCGGTCGAGGCACCGACGCGCACGCGCACGGCGTCGCAAGCTGATCGCTCCCTGAGCGAGTAGCGTGGCCAACGAACGGCTGGCCGATCTCTCGCAGGCCGATCTCATCGAGATCGGTAATCAGGATCCCCGCGCGAAGCTGCTGGAACGGCTCTACGCGGACCCGGAAGCGAAAGCCGACATCCTGAAGCACTCCAAGCGGCTGCACCCCAAGGCCGCCATTCCCGAGTACGACGTGCCCGAGGCCGCGCGCGCGGCCATCAAGGATGACGTCGACTTTGTCCGCAAGGGCAAGGAAGAGATCGAGGACTTCAGGAAGGAACGCCGGCACGAGATTTTTCGGACGTCACTCATGAAGGCGGGCGCCCAGGAAGAAGATCTGGACAAAATCGAGGCCTTCATGGTCGACAACGAGATCGGCCCCAAGTCGCTGGGCCTGGCGGTCGAGAAGTACTACGCGACGCTGGCGCCGGCGGAGCCCAATTTCGAGAGCGAGCACACCTTCACCATGCCGGACGCGGGCAGCGAGCACATCAAGAAATTGATGGCGGCGGGCCCGGGCGAGGACCTCGACCAGATCAACATGCCCTACGTCGAGAAACTGTGGCGCGACATGAGCCAGGGGCGGCGCGCGTGATGCCGACCGCAGCGATGGAGGACTAAAAAATGCCGCAGCTGGGTATCGGCATTGTGCCAGGAGGAGCCCCGGGAACGGAACTCCAGAGCTTTACCCGGAGAGCGTTCGTTCCGAAACTGATCGTCCAGACGAGAAACGCGACGCCGCTGGTGGCCGCGCTCATCGGGAATGCGAAGCCGGCCACGGGGGGGGTGTCCTCCGTCACCGTCCCCATGCAGGGCGGCCCCTACGTCCAGACGCAGAGCTCCGACTATTCCGGACGGTTCAATCAGCCGGCGGCGCTGAACCCCGGGGTGAACGCCGAGTGGAACCTCAAGGTGGTCATCACGCCGATTCCCTTCCTGGGCATGGAAGGGATCGTCCAGTGGGACGCGGCCGTCATTCCGATCCTGGCCGCGCGCATGAACGACGCCGGCAATTCCCAGGCCGAGTATTTTTCGACGCAAGTCTGGACCAACGGGACCTACGGCTCGCAGGACATCGACGGCCTGCCCCTGATCGCCAGCGCCACCGGCACCTACGCCGGCCTGTCGCGAAGCGCGAATACGTGGTTGCAGGCGAATGTCATGCATGCCGGCACCGTCGACCCGACGCGCGCGCTCTTGAATCAATACATCACCTCGGCCGCGAAGTTTAACCAGGGGGAGATGCCGGACTTCGGCATCACGGGCCCCGGCACGTGGTCGCGGCTGAGCAAGGACTATTTCGGGCTCGAGCGCTTCAACATCACGCCGGGCTCCGGCTTCGATCGCCAGGCCGAGGGGCCGCGCTCCGGGTTCACCGCCCTCATGGTCGGCTCGGTCCCGGTGTACGTGGACCACGCGTACGGCACCGAGGGGACGATCTATCTGTTCAAGACGAAGTACACGTCCTTCTATCTGCACAGTGCCGCCGCGTTCGCCTTCACCGGGTTCGCCTCGACCTTGCCCAACTTCCAGCTCGGCTACGTGGGCGCGGTCGTGACCGTGATGGAAACGATCTGCGTCAAGCCTAAGTCAGTGACCTCTATAGATCAGTTTAACTTCGATACGGTCTAGGTTTACGAGGCATTCGCTGAACGCCGCCTCGCGCACGTCTTACTCGCCGCGACGTAAAGGAGAGCACGAGTATGGGAACTGACTTCGTTCCGACGGGCATGGCGGTGGGCGTGGCGGGCTCGGTGCTGGCGGCCGTGGACCGGCGCACCATCGGTGCCGGTGGCAACTACGTGGTCCCGGCCGGGTGCTACATGGCCACCGATGCCGGCACCAACATCGCGCTCTTTGCCTTCGACGGCACCGTGTGGTCGCAGGCCAGCGTGGCCGCCGGCTCCATTCCGTTTTTCTGTAGCGACGGGATCAACATGCGGTTCCAGAACGCGGGGGCCGGCAACCAGACGGTGGACCTCCAGAAGATTGGGTAGGCGCGTGTGCCCGAGACCCTGCAAACGTACCTGGCGGCGACGCGCCGGCTCTTGCACGACGCGAATGCCGACTACTGGAGTGACGCGGATCTAATCCTCGACATCAACAGCGCCGTGAAGCAGCGGGACTTGTGGTCCGGGGGGAGCCGCAGTTACCAGAGCAACATTCCGCTCACGGCCGGCCAGGACCAGTACCAGCTCCCGAGTCTGTTTCCGGCGCTGGCGGCCAAGACGATTCTGGACGTCATCTCCGTCTGGCTCATCTACGGGGCCACCCGTGTGCAGCTCGACAATCCCTCGTTTGACGATCTCCAGCGCCGGTTCCGCCCGTGGAACACCTTCGTCAACCGGCCGGCGGCCTTCGCGCGCTACGGCGCCCAGGGCCTCTTCATTGCGCCCGCCCCCTCGACGCCGTACACGATCGATGCCGACTTGGTCGTGCTGTCGGTGACGCTGGCGAACCTGACCGACGCCGATCCGCTGCCGTTCCCCTACACGGAGCCCATCCCGTACTGGGCCGCCTACTACGCCAAGATTAATTCACGCCGCTATGACGAAGCGGACGTCCATTTGGGCTACGCCCAGAAAGCGATCCGCGACATCGAGGGCGCGCGCGTCGGGGAAATGCAGATGGCGTATTCGCGCATCGGCCTGGGCCGGTGGTCCTGATGCCGGCCTGCTGCTGTCGCTGCGGGCTGCCGTACGACCACGCCGAGGACGAAGCGCGCGGCATCTGTCGCTTCTGCGTCAATCAGATCGACGAGCGCCTGCAAGGCGAGTGGCTGGGCCCGATCAAGGACGAGGTGGCCTACTGATGGCCCTCAATCGCGCCCCCGGGCGTGAGCCAGGCCAGCGCCCGCCGCCGACGCCGCAGAGTGCCACCGCGCGCGGGTGGGGCGCGCTCAACGAGGCCGACACGCGCCTGTCGGTCAACGACGACGAGCTCGCGTTCATCGAGAACGGCATCTGGCAAGGCCGCTCCATTCAGGCGGTGCCGCTGTACAACGGGCCGCCCGGCGCGTCCTTGAATCCGGCCATCTCGCAGATCAAGGAATCGCTCGGGGTCCAACTCACGTTCGCCTCGAATACGATCCCGCACCCGGTGGTGATCGCCGTCTTTGAGGACGGCAGCGCGTGGCAGCGCGACCTCTACCTCGACGGGGCCGTCGACGTGAACATCTGCCCGGCGGGGACGTTCTCGAGCTCGCCCGGGCAGACGGACATCACCATCTGGCGCGACGGGCCCGTGCTGTTCATCGATGAAAAAGCCGGGTACTGCTCGTGGAACGGCTCCTCGTTCGCGGTCATCGACTCCGCGAAGAAGGGCCGGCACCTGGCGGTGTTTGAGGGGCATGTCTGGTTGTTAACGGGGCCCAGAACCATTCAGTACACGGAGCCGAGCTCCTACACCGGCTTTAACCCGACGGCCGGCGCCGGGGCCTTCAACATCACCGACGAATCCTTCCAGGGTGAAGTGTTTCAGATGCGCTCGACGGTCGAACAGTTGTGGATCTTCGGGGCCACGGCCGTCGACGCCCTCGGCAACGTCCAGACCAGCGGCGGCATCACGACGTTCTCCGTCACCAATGCCGTGTCCTCGTTGGGCTCGGCCTACGCCGACTCGGTGGTGGGCTACGTCCGGGCGCTTTCTTTCTATACCGGCTACAGCATTCATGCGTTGCTCGGGGTGACCCCGCAAAAGCTGTCCAGCAAGATTGACCGGCTGTTCGCGTTCCTCACGCCGGCCATCGTGGCCGGGCCCCGCGGCGGGGTATGCAAGCTCAACGGGCAGATCGTGTTGGCCTATTTGTTCCAGCTCAACGACCCGATCACGCGGACCCCGCGCAGTGAATTAATTGCGTACGTCGAGGGCAAATGGTTTCTCACCCGGACCCCCGATCTCGGCGGCCACCGGGTGCTCGACATGGTCTCGGTCACGGTGGGCACGGCGCCGGAGCTCTACGGCATTGACGCGGCGGCCTGTGTCTACCGAATCTTCGCGCGGCCTCCCGATCCCGGCCAGGGGAACATGGTCGTGCAATCGAAGCTGTTCGACCTGGGGGGCCCGGTCCTGGGGCACCAGAGCACGCGCTACGGCTTCGATCTCTCGGCCCCGCCGGAGACCGACACCGTCCCCGTCACCGTGGCGCTGACCTCCGAGGCCAAGACCACGGTTCTTCCGACGTTCATCGAACGGTTCCTCCCGTATGTCGCGGACCCCCTCGGGAAACGGTTCGGGTTAATCAGAAGAGATGCGCCGATGACGGGCCAGCGCATCGGCTGGCGTTTGTCGGTCCCGTGCGCCAGCTACGTGGCCCTCGAGGCCGGCCACCTCGAGTGGGCGCCGACGGAAGTCTGGGACACGGTCGACCCGGGGGCGAGCTCGGCCGGCACGCAGTGCGTGGTGTTCTGGGGCGAGACGGCGCCGGCCCCGATGGCCCGGGTGCAGGTGGGCCGGTTCACCAAGGGCACGGGACCCACGCAGGTGGTCACGGGGATC